CCATAGCTCGTTGTTTATCCTTTTCTTGTTGTTCTACATAATAAAATGTAGCCCATTGTGAATACTCTAATGATGACATTTTAGTTCGCAGTTCGCCAACTGTCATTCTTAATTCACGAGCTAATCTGAATTGAAAAACTAAATCAGGATTCGCTTTTGAAATCTTCAGCTAACGCTGATTCAATCTCGCTTCCTACTCCGTTAAGAGTATTAAGTTCTGCAAATATTAAATCAATAACAGTTGCGTCTTTTTCATACAACTCATCTATTGATTCATCTGATAGTTCAGGCTCAACAACACTTGCTTTTAACAATGCTTTTTGATAATCAAAAGCGTCTGTTGTTTCTCCATTAATTAATCTACCAAGTTCTATTTGCATTTTTTTAGATATGCCTTTGACTTTTATAGAGACATTCCATTGTGGAATATCAATAGTCTTAGTCGGCACATCAGGTAATGACTTGATGTCATCTAAGTTTAAAATTTTAGTCATACGCCTGACTCTCCTATCTTACTTAGTGTGTACCACGAGTAACTGCACCTGAAACTTGAAGGTCTGCTGAGTAGCCAACTGCGTCTCCGACAGGACTAGAAATAGCATAAGAAGTTAATATCGCTTCTCCTGTATATTTAATCTTGCCACTTGCAGTTCCTTCAGGGCTATATTCATAAGATAAAGTTGCTGATTGTCCAACAACTGCACCAAATATAGCGTCAGCAGTAGCGTCCCAAAGACCTGCCAATGAAATGGTAGCGTCCTTTAGACCTGCTATATAAGTTTTATTATCTGCACCTAGTGTTGTAGTTTCAGATACATCTGCTGATTCAGGGAAGTCCACATTATTTACATAAGTTGAAATATCAGTTAATGAGCCTGAAGCGTTATCAAGTTTAAAAACTGAATCCTTACCGTGTGTAAATGCCATAAATTTCTCCTTTAATTATTTCTTCCAAATCCAACTATAACATTGAAACTTGGGTTTGTTCCACTAACAGTATAAACAACTTTTAAGTATCGATTTACTGTTGTTCCACTCGCAACTTCTTTAACTTCTGCACCTGCTGAAGTCAAAGCAGTAAAAGAAACCAAGTCTGCATAACTTACATTGTCTGCTGAGTGTGTAATCTTAGCAGTTAATGTAGGTGTACTTGTTCCTGATACTGATGTTGCAACTATAAAAGCACCACCACCATTGGCAGTAGAGCTTCCGTTATCTCTAGCAGTTCCGTTACCTGAAGCCGTTACTGTTGCGTTTTCAAGAACACTACCACTAAAGAAACCACTTGCTTGTAAGTCAAAGGTTACTGCAACTGTATCTCCCACAGGACTTGAAATCCCATAGTTAGTTGTTACACCTTTGCCAAACATACAATCATCTGTTGCGTCAATACCGTCAAAACCAATAACTGCAACTTTGTCATTAGTTCCGATTAAACCTTGAATAATATTATCTGATGTTGCGTCAAAGAATCCACCAAAAGATACTGTGGCGTCCTTTTCTCCTGCAATATAAGTTTTGTTAGAGCTACCAAAAGTTGTAGTCTCTCCTACATCAGCAGTTCTTGAAGGCTCTGCACTATTAAGATAAGCACTCAAATCTGTTGAGTCTATAATTACTTTGGTGTCTTTACCGTGAATAAATGCCATTATCTACCACCTGTGCAACAACCGTTACCACAACAATCCATTATTTTTTACCTCTATTATTTCTTCTTCTTCTTCTTCTTGTTCCTGATGACCTAGAGCCACCATAACCATATCCTTTTGGCATATCACTCCTTATAATACACTTATCTTTTCATTTTCCAAGCCAAAGAGATTTCTGCTGAAACCCTGCGAGTGATTTTGCGTCTTGCTTTTCTCGTATTCTTCTCGGCTAATAGTAAGAATGGAACTAATGGAGTTCCACGCTCATTGATTGAGTTTACCACACCAAAGGTATTCAAGTCTCTTTTAGTTGCCCATTCTTGTATTGGTTGGATTGGTGGATAATGTGGTCTAGTTCTCCAATTAGCATTACCCCAATTCTTCCTTCTCTTAGGTGGTGGTGGTTTATATCCACTAGGTAATCTTCTAAATTTTCCGTGTACAAACTCTGAGTGTGGTGCAGTAGCTTCAACCTGAATCTTCTTAGGTAATCTACCAACCATAGCAACTTGTTTAAAGTCAATAGAGTTTGCTAAAGCACCTGTATCTTTTGGTGCAACCTTCTTAGCTTCTTTTGTAATTACTTCTGCGTGTTCATTCATAAGATGACGCAAAGGAATCAATGTAAAACCTGCATTGGTTAGTTTTCTTTTTATCTGAGTCATTCCTTCAAATTGGAAGTTTCTATTAGTTGCCATAAAGACATACTAACAAAGATTGTTTATTTTACTTAATACCTGTAACTGATACCCAACCAAAAGAATTGTTATCAGTTGAAGTTGTAAAACCAATGTTGTTTAAACCAACTTCAAGCATTTTTTTTCGAGTCCAACCTTTTGGAAATCTAAAAGTAATAAAGCAATCAGTTCTTGGTGCAAATAAATCTTCATCATTCCATTTACCTGAAATAGTAATTTTAAATGTAGCTTTACCACCAATAAAATCTTCTACTGATGTTTTATGACCTGTAACATTATTAAAATTGTCTTGAAAATCTTTGCAAGATGAAAGTTCATCAACAAATACTTTTTTAAACCAACCTGTTTTTTTTCTTGTTTCATTCATACTTAAATTATACATAATCTTTGATTAAAACAAAGTATTTAATAAGAAATATATAGAAAAAAGGTCAATGTTTATAGGGTTTTAAAAAAAATTTAAAAAAATTATAGAATTGTGCCACTTAAAGTGAGCTTTTTGTGTGCTTTAAGTAGTGTTTTAACATCAGGGTCTAGCTTTGAAAATAACTCGCTAACTCCTGTATTGACATCTCCATAAGTATTGAATGGAGTATCTTTTCTTTTGAAATATCTTAGGGCTTGAATCAATGTTGCAGTTTTAATATCTTCAGGAACTATTGAGTAACCCCACTTGGCAGTTATCTGAACATTGTTTTTTATTGTTGGGTCGAATCTCTCTGAGCTTCTTGTATCAAGAATTGTAATCTTGTTGTAAGGCTCATAGTAAGTTGTGCCACCTGTAATCTTTAATACTCTAGGATTGCTTGGCTCAACTATAAAATCTGTGTTGATTGTTAAAGTAGTTTCATAAGTACCGTCATCATTGTCATCTAACTTAACAATGAGACCTGTGGTTGTACTTATATCAGGCACATCAAGATAAACACTTGACTTTGGTGTAAATACTTTTGCATTGGCAGAACTATCTTGGTTAAATCTTCTACCTGTAATAGCGTCAATTAATCTACAAGCAGAATCAATAGCAGTATCAATGTTGTCATCTTGAGCTGACCCTGATAAACCAATGTATGCTTTAAAATCTGTTTTATCAACATACTGTGCCATTTAAAGACCTACTTTGATTTGTTTTCTTTAGGTGCTTTTGCTTTTGCTTCTACAAATTTAAGAGCTTTGTATTCTGCGTCAGGCATTTCCCAACCTGCTCTTGCAACAAGTTTTCCTTTACGCCAACCTTTTGGCATACCTTCAGCAGACTCTTTACAAAGTCCTTCGTCATTCATATAAATATCTTTTTTTATTTTCATAATTTCCTTTTTGCTAGATGTCCCACTCTCATAAGACGAATGGGACATCAAAGCCATTATTAACTATTAAAAGTTAGTAATAGTACAGAAAGCAGTTGGTCGATAGACAGGGAATCCTAATCTAACGGTTGCTTTCATAACCATAATATCTTTTACGAAGTTTTCATCGTGGGAATCAGACATAGCGACTTCCATACCTTGTCTTGCGACAATATGACACGCTTGTCCACCACCGAATACTCCAACAATACAAGTTCCCGCAGGTCTTGTTGTATCTAATACTACAGGTAATCCCCATAGTGTTTGTCCAACTTGACCACCGAACTGTCCTGCACCAACAAATAATGGATTCAAGCTACCACTTGTAGTAACTGCATTAACTTCAGTAACAACTTGATACCAATCTGAAGGGTGCATAATTATTGCGTCAGGACTTAAGAAGCTATCTTTTTGAATTTCTGTGATTGCTTCATAAACTTGTCCAACTCTCTTTAGGTTTCCTGAGAATGATGAGAAATCAAAAGTATTGATTCCTGATACATTCAAGAGACCTGTTAAGTTAGCACCTGAGCCTGACCCTGCAAGTAGTTGGTCTCCAACTGCAAGATTAACCATTGTTCGTAATCTTGAGTCAAGATAACCACTTACTGCTGAGACATCAGCTAACAACTCATCAGTTACAGGTAAGAATGAGCCAATCTTACGAATGTTCTCTGTCTTTTCTGTAAATGCAAGTGCGTTCTCGCCTAGAGCTGACCCTTCAGCAGTAGCACTTGAGTTGTTTGTGAAGGTGGATTCTTCTAGATACTTATATTGATAAGTGTCTGTTGTAATAGTATCAATCAAATCGATTACTGTTTGAGGGTTTCTCAAAGCAGTAGGTACGATTAAATCGCTTCTAGTTACGGCAGGTGGATAACCTGATTCTGTCAAAGTAGTTTTTAATTCTACTTTTGGATTCCACTTGAGTTCTGAATTAATGTTCTTTTGCCCATTATCCATAAAACTTTTGTAAGCATTAGAGTCAATGAGTTGGTCTCCAAGAGTTTTTCTCTCTACGGCTTCCTTCTCGTTGTGAATAGGCATTGATTTTACTTCTTTACCTTTTTCTAATGCTTCTTCAAGTCTTGCTTCTTGAGTTTCTAGAGCATTTAATTCATTAACTTTTTCATTAAGTTTTTCAATATCGGCATTTCTATCTTCGATAGCTTGTTTTTTCTCAACAGAGATTTCAGACCCTTCTTCAAAAGTGTCCTTCATTTCTTTGATTGCACCGAATTGCTTTTCTCTTAATGCGTGGAGTTCCTGTGTGAGTTCTGTTAATTTACTCAACTTTATCTCCTTCATTAATTATGCCTTGACTTCTTGCCAAGACTTCTTGTGTGTTTAGCCAAAGTGAGTCAATATTATCTTTAGGTTGCTCTGCTTCTTCTTTTCCTAGTCCAAGAATGTTGTCTAAATCGTTATAGACTTCTTGGATTCGGTCTTGAATCTGCATAAGGGATTCTTGAGCAGACTTTGACAATGTTTTGCCTTTATCTAAGCGTAAAGAAGTAAGTTCTTTTGCTCTATCAATGAAACTGTTAATTGTGATAAGCACATTATCAGCTTCATCTGTGAATCTAAGACCTGATTCAACATCTTTAACATCTTTTTCTTTTTGTTCTTTTACTGCAACAGTATAAGTTGACTGGTTTGCACCAACAAGGACAGGAGAGACTTCAAATACAGTAGCAGATTTTATATACCTGACTTCTTCTGATTGTCCGTCTTTTTGAAATTGACCTTGTTCTGCGTCATCAACTTGAAAACCAAATGACCATTGTTGTAAATCTCCCATAGCTTTGACAATTTCATAGGCTTCTTTGCCACTCTCAGACGACATAATAAACTCGCCTTTGAATGTTGCCTTGTCATCATCTTGTACTATGCGTCCTTTACCAATAGGATTCTCCCATTTGTGAGACCATACCATTGGTACTTCGCCTTCTAAACCTTTAAATGATTTTAGTGAGTTTGGTAAAACTACATCTCCGTCAGAATCTACATTATTAAATACAGAGAAAACTGCTTCTACTTTGCCTTC